GCTGTATTAATAATTGGGTCTGTCGGTAAGGCGATTTCGCCTACCGCGACTATTCCAGTCACATGGCCCAGCCCGTCCGTGATATCCGAATCTTTGTCATAACATGAAAATGTGCCTATATCGCTTTGCAGAGTTTCAAGGTTTTGGAGCAATAAAAAAATGGCATGGTTAATTTCCATGTCATTTTTTGTATCCGTCGAGGGCAAATAAGTGATTTCAATACCGAATGTAAATTCGTCTGTATCTATCAATTTTTTGCTGTTCTTTTGGCTGTAAAAGCTTACCCACACAGCGGGCTTTGTAACCGATTGAACCTGCGAACCAATATAAGTTTTCATCGTGGAGAATAAAGCGGCGGTAAAATTCGCAAGTGATAGCAAAACATGGTCCGCAATAGTCAGCGTGTTTGCGTCCATACGGGCCTGTAACGCTTTATCCCATTTGATATTGTCCAAATACAGCAATTTACCACCCGCCTTTATTCTTTACTCTCTGGATTTCATTGTTGAAAATCGTGTCCGACTGTCTTTTTGCTTCGTCAATGCCTTGCTCAAGCATTCTTTTACCTTGAACATATCCCGTTGTTTCTCCGGATTTGTTTACTATTCTATGGCCGTTATTTACATACAAGCCATAATAGACATTATTGGCATAGCTGCTTTCATATCCGTTTCCGACTTTAAGCGTTTGACCTTTATGCCAACCCTTTTTAAGCGTTCCCCCGACTATATGAGGGTCTTGATTTGTTGGCGTATTCTTCTTTGTCACCTTAAGCCCCACATCAGCCATTTGAGAAACAACTCTTTTTGCACTGTTGTCAAGATCAGCACCGAGTTCAACCAAAGCTGCACGATATTGAGAAAAATTCATGTCACTCATGATATTTTCGTCACCGACACCTTCACACTGTTTGAAAAAGTACGGTTAAACGGTTCGCTCGCAATTCCCTCAAATATCTGCCCGTTGTGCGTCACTGTCAGAGCGTCACCGGATTTCAGAGTTACGGAGGTATCCACAAGCAAGGTATAAACCGATTCAGTTTTTGCGGCAACACCGGAAGTATCTAACACAGGCTGCGTTGTCTGCGATAAGTGGCATATAATGCCGTCATATACGGTTTCCGTTCCCGTCGTATGCCCTGAATCAACTTCGCGGGTTACTGTTGCTGTGTCGCTCCATTGCTCCTGCATGACTTTCTTACAACTTGAAATAACGTTATTAGGCAAATTCATTCAATCACCCCATTAGAACAACCGGCGGAACCTATTCAGCGTGGCAGAATAATCAACCGTCGGCATAGTTGCTCTGTTCACATCCGTATTGAAAACCACCGATGTATCTCCCTCACTGACCGACTTCACCGCACCGCTTGATTGCTGAAATACGCCGCCCTGCATAATTGAATAACTGATTTCAACCCACGGATAAAACAGCCCATCCGGAAAGTCAACAACGTTCTGAGGAAGATTGCAATAGTCGAGAATTGCGGTTTTGCCCTGGTTAATATATGACGTATACTTTGCCGCATCAGTGGTTGATTGAGCCGAAGTTATATAGCCCCGGCTCACCCACTCGGCAAGAACGTCGCTTGCCGCCTTACTCATTAGCCCAAGTAGCGGCAGGCCAATTCCGGATACATGGTCTTATAGCCGTACAGAACATCCATGCTCATCATTTCCTTTTTGTACTTCATATCGTAGCCGCGAGTTACGCGGAGTGATACGCCGTTGTAAGAGGTCACATAAGACTGTACACCGGCAGGAGCGACAAGCGGACGGGTAACAAATGCGAATGCGTTCGGGTTGAAAGCAAGATTCGCAACATGGGAGCCGACAAGCGTTACAGTTGTGTTGGCTGTGATTGCTGGCAATGCAGGATAAACCTTAATACCTGTAATAGCGTTTGCGGCAGCCGCTGCACTGTCTTCGGTTACAACATAGGAATTGGTTCCGACTGTGATAACATCGCCTGCAACAAATTTTCCGGTTAAGGTAGTGCCTGAAATGTCAAGAGTAGTTGCACCTACGGCTACAATATTCGTGACTTTCGCTGCGGTTGCGGCGGTGATTCCGGTTGTATGTGCTTTTACGGACTGCGACATATAGTTATCAAGTCCGAACAGTCTACCAATAGAACCCTCACGCAATGCGGAAGTGGAACCGGATTTTTCAGCGTTCACAATTGCGGGAATAGTTGTGAATTTTGCATCTGCATTGGTATCCCACACTGCAACACGGCCCGGGACCGGCACTTTGTTTGCGTTCAAGATTCTGCGAACTTCGGAAAGGTCGGTCAAGTCGTCCGGAGTAGTTCCAGCAGCACCGCCGATATATGGAATGTCTTTGTAAACGTCCAAGCCATCAGAATTGATTTTTTGCGCAAGTGCGACGGCGGCAGGCTCGATGAACAAGCGGTTTGCATCGTCAAAAGAAACAGCGCCCTCAAGCGCGCCTACTTCAATATCAACAGTTGCAATCTTGTTCAGTTCGACTTCTACGCTGGATTCTTTTACGTCCTGCGCAGTAACTCCGGTTGCCGAATCAAATTCTTTTGCTTCGAGAACAACAGGCTTTTTGACCTGAATTTTTGCGCCAAGGCCGTCAACAAACTGACTGGAATAGTCCTTATAAATCAGATTTGGGAATACAAGGTTTTCAATCAGCCTGACAAGTGCAGGCCGTGCAATGTTTTTGACATCAATAAAAGTATTAGGCATATAATAGCCCTCCTGTTAATTTAATTATTTTTTGGTTTCAAATGCTTTTGCGAAATACTGATCGTCCGGCAATGCGGACAAATCAACTTGTGCCGGCGCTCCTGCTACCGGGGCGGGCGGGTTTGGCTGCTGCACCGTACCAAACGCCCATTTTTCTGATTCTTTCAAGGGTTTAAGCTGTTCATCAAGGCCAATAAGATTGTCACCATCAAGGCTGATTTTATCAAGATCAAGCAAAGCCTTTACCGCCTTGGTATTTACTGCACCCTCTTTGATAAGGCGATTTTCAAGCGAAAAATCCCGTTTTGTCTGCTTTAAGTCAGTATCATACTTCGTTTGCAGAGTGGTAATATCGCCTTTTAGCTTTTCAACGTCCACACCGTCAAATTTCTTTACAGCGTCCTGCAATCCTTTTATGGTGTCATTTGCTGTTGTCAGCTTTCCGGTTTCTGCTTCGGTTAATTTTTTTTGCGCGTTAATGTCGTTACCGTTTTCAGCCATAATTTTGTCAATTGCTTCTTTTTCAAGGCCAAGGTCTTCTAAAAATTTGCGTTCCATAAAATTCCTTTCGCGGCTACGCTTTTTTACGAGGTTGCACCTCATGCCGTCCTACCGATTACGCTCGTAGTCAGCAATTTTTGTATTAAAAAACGCGGTGCATTTTAAGCACCACGCATTTAATCAGATATTTTATTCAGCCGTTACGTGGCAAGCGAGATAACCAATCACCTCCAATCATTTTGAAAGAAGTTTAGCGATTCGCTCTTTGTACTCCGTGGGCACTGCTTCGTCGCCCATCATATCAGTCAGGACAGAAAGCATTGATTTTGCTCTATCGGTGTCAGTGATTTTGAACTCTACGGCTAATGTTGGCATCTATTGCACCTCTTTTCCTAAAATAAGCATAAAATTTCCGCTATACCATTTCGGTATGCGGCGATTATGCTGTTAATTTACTTTTTCTCGGCAGTTGCTGAAATGCTCTTTGAATTGTCCAACCTCCTACGTAAATTCTCCATGACAATATGCTCATTCTAATTCCTAAAATTTCGCTCCATTCTGAAAGACTGTGCTTTTGCCCAAACCACTCAAAATAAACATTGTTGGTTCTATTGTTTGCTTGTTCTTTCATAGTTGACCATTTACAATTGTCAGGCCCATAATTGCCATTTACGTCCTTCCGGTCAATGGTCAATTTGTTTGTGTATCCTGTTTTTTCAGACCATAAATAAAAAGGAATAAAGTCGTGCCACTCGTCACAAACTTTAATCCCTCTTGCTCCATACCATTGAAAGTGATAATCTGTTTCACATTTGCACCGGCTAATCATGTCCACCCATATTTTGTAAATCCGGGTTTTAGTCATGCCGTGCCGATAATTAAGCTTTGCAACACGTTCGTTTTTATAACAACCGCATGATTTTGTATGCCCCGATCTAAGGTCTTTCCCTGTAACCGTTACAATATTTCCACATTCGCATTGACACTTCCACATACTTTTCCGGTCTTTACTACAACCTGCAAATTCAAATACAGTAAGCCTTTCATATTTATGCCCAACTTCATTTATAGGCTGGTTCATCAAATAATCTCCTTTTCTTTTTCCCACTGCTCATAACTCATGTCAGGCACTCTTATTGACTTCCCGGTGACAGGGTCACGCGCCATTCTTGTACTTTTAATATCTTTTAAATTTGGAATATATGGTGTAGTGCAGCTCCTGCAAAACACATGAAGCGGTGGGAAATTTACGCCGGTAACCGCTTCGCTGCGTTTATAAATCTTCCCGTCATGTTCTCTGCACGTTTCGCTTGTATGGCTATCCAATGTGGCCACATATTCATATTCGTCCAGCCCGTCGTCTTCATAGGCTTGTAAATCAGCCTGTGCGCTTGCGTTGGACGATTCGCAATATAACAGCCGGTATGCTTCAAACTTTTTTCCGGTGCCTGTGACTGCCCCGGATGCATCCACGCGAACCGCCCCGATTGCCTTTTGCAGTTCTTCAGCAAAGTCCTGCGGCGGTCTGCCGGTAACAAACATATTATTTAGGGTTTGTCTTATCCTAAATCCTGTGTCCATATCCTGGCGCCATAGGTGAGTTGAAATATCTGCGCCTTGAACCGGCTGCTCTAAAATTTTTTGGATAACGCTCGTTGCGGGCTTTGAAAACTCGAATTGAAAGCCTGTATATTGTTCAATGTCAAAAAGTCGATGATAGTAATTGCTTGTAAATACGTCGGCTGCTAAACCCTCAATTTGTTTTTTCTGCTCTTGGTACAACCCTTGCAGAATGCCATCACATTGCGTGTACAAGGCTTGCAGGCGCGTTATTCGTGCCTTAGTCGATAAGTTACTTACTTCAAGATTAAACGTGCCTATTGATTCGCGAGCGAGCTTCTCATACTCTCGAAGATTTCCGCGAAACTCACGCAATTCAGATAAAGAAAGTAGCTGTTCGGCATCTTGAAGTGAAATTTTGTTGTTCACAGCATATTTACCGTAAAACTTGAATATCTCATTGTTTAGGTCTTTTTTGGCCTGCTCAAATGATTGTACAAGTTCAGGTAATGCACCGTTTACAGATGATTCCATGCGGCCTATGCTGTCAGCCGCGCGTTTTTC